CTATTCAATGAAAAGATTTTAGAAAAGGGTGCAAAAATTGTCAAAGATGTTAACAAAACTGTCGCAGCCATTATTGGTATTAATCCTGCCGCTCGGACTACTTGTGTTAAGCCTAGCGGTAACGCTTCAGTCCTTCTCCAAACAGCGTCTGGTATCCATGCTGAGCATTCACCGAAATACATTCGCAATATTCAAATGAATAAAGAATCTGAGATCACACAAGCTATCATTAAGTCAAATCCATATATGGTTGAAGAATCAGTATGGTCGGCTGGTGGTACAGACGTGGTTATCTCTTATCCTATTATTCCAAACAAAGGTTCAATGTATAAAGATGAATTACTCGGTGTAAAACATTTGGAATTAGTAAAGACTGCTCAAAAACATTGGGTAATTGCTGGTACTAATGAAGAACTTTGTGCCGATGAAGGTGTTCGTCATAATGTATCAAATACAATCATCGTTGATGATTGGGATGAAGTAGAAAAGTACGTCTTTGAGAATCGCTATTCATTCTCTGGTATCTCATTCCTCTCTATGTCTGGTGATAAAGACTACAATCAAGCACCTAATACAGCAGTGATTGATGAGAAAGAAATGATCCGTAAGTATGGACCATCCGCTATCTTTGCTTCAGGCTTAGTAGTAGATGCTATGAAAGTATTTCCTAATCTATGGGATGCTTGTTCTACTGCTCAAGGATATGGCTTAGATATTTCTCTCGAGTCATCAGAAAATTCTGCAAGACAAGATTGGGTAAGACGATTTGAAAATTTTGCTAATAATTATTTGAAAGGTAATGTGAAGAAAGCAGAACATTGCTTGAAAGATGCATATCTTTTTCATAAGTGGAATAAAATTCAGCAAAATCTAAAACCGGTAAATTGGAATGAAGATCTTACCGAACAAGTATTTACTGCTGTAGATACAATGGGTGCAGCAGCATGCGCTGGTGGAGCATGTGAAATTGACTTCTAAAGTACCTTCACCGTGTATACAAGTCTGTACAGTAGTTGACGGTTTTTGTCTTGGCTGTGAGCGCTCTGCAAAAGAAATTGCAGAGTGGCTTAGAGCTACAGATGAAAGAAAACTACAGATCTTAGAAAGAATCGGCCAATGAAACAGTGGAGAGTTGAATGTGAAGAGTGTGATAATGAATCTATTGTATTTTCAGATGTAGAAGTAGAGTTCTGTCCTGTGTGTGGAAGAAGAACTGAAGCAGTATTGGATGATGAAAACGAGTAATATATAATTGTATGTGGATATATGATGAACAACCTTACAATGAAACCCCAGATGAGTACCAAGGATTTGTGTATCTTATCACAGAACTGGATACAAACAAAAAGTATATCGGTAAAAAGAACTTCTGGCGGCCTAAGATATTACCAAAAAATAGTAAAAGATCTCGAAGGCAAAGAACTAAAGTCGAGTCAGACTGGCGAGAATATTATGGATCTAATAAAGAACTTCAAGTACTCGTTGAACAACGAGGGCAGAGTAGTTACAAAAGAGAAATCTTGATACTCTGTAGAACTAAAGGTGAGATGTCATACTACGAAGCTAAGTTACAGTTTAAACATGATGTTTTATTAAGAGATGATTACTATAATGAATTCATTGGCTGTAAAATTCATTCAAAACATTTACCTAAAAAAGAACCAAAATAATGGTGTACATTTCTGAAAAATAGTGGTATAATAGTTCTATAATCAAAGCAGGAGCTATTATGATTCTAGTCGACTATAGTGGTATTGCTGTAGCTACAATTGCAGTCAATAAAGTAAATGACGAAAGTATGCTTCGTCACATGATTCTCAACTCTCTTCGTATGTACAATAAAAAATTCCGCGAAGAGTATGGCCAAATGATCTTGTGCTGTGACGGTCCAAATAATTGGCGCAAGACTTATTTTCCTCAATACAAAGCTAATCGCCGTAAAGGTCGCGATGAATCAGATTTCGACTGGAATAAAGCTTTTACTATCATGAATAAAGTAAGACAAGAAATTGCAGAAAACTTTCCTTACAAAGTTCTGCATATGGAAAGCTGCGAGGCTGACGATATTATTGCTACTATTGTGGCAAACACTCAAGAATTCGGTCAATACGAAGAAGTAATGATCGTATCTTCTGACGGCGATTTTAAACAGCTGCAGCAATATGATAATGTTAAACAGTTTTCTCCACTTCTTAAGAAAGCTGTAGTAGATAACAACCCTAAGGTTAACCTTATCGAAAAAATATTATCAGGCGATTCTGGCGACGGTGTACCAAATGTTCTTTCTCACGATGATACATTTGTAAATGGCGAACGCCAAACACCTTTGTCCAAGAAAAAGAAACAAGCTATTGTAGAAGATCTTGCTGATGGCGAGTTACTATATGCTGCTTCTTGGTATCGTAATTACCAACGTAATGAAACACTTATCGATCTAAGTAAAACACCTGTAGCTATTAAGGAATCAATTATTGCAGAATTTAATGCTCAGGATCCTTGGCATAATAAAGGTAAGGTGTTTCCATACATGGTAAATAAAAATATGAAATTGTTAATTGAATCTGTAGAGGAATTTCTATAATGGCAACTAAACTAATCTTTGAAATTTTAGAAGAAGCTGCTTCTAAAAAAACAAATGAAGAAAAAATTTCAGTACTTCAAAACAATTCTTCAATGGCATTGAAAGATGTTTTAAGAGGTACTATTGATTCGACTATTCAATGGAATTTACCAGGTGGTGAACCTCCATACACTGCATGTGAAGAACACAATTGCCCAGCAAATCTTTTAAGAGAACACAAAAAATTTAAGTATTTTGTTAAAGGTCTTCACGAAAGCGAAAGCCTTCCTTCCTTTAAACGTGAAAAAGTTTTCTTTGGTATCCTTGAATCAATACATCCTCGTGATGCAGAAGTTATGATTGCAATGATCAATAAGAAAATTCCTAAAGGCATCAGTAAAAATGTTGTAGCAAAAGCATTTCCTGGTTTACTTCAAGATTAATATTTGGTATAATAGAGCTATGAACATATTTGTATTACATGAAGATCCTGTTATTGCTGCACAAATGCAGTGTGACAAACACGTACCTAAGATGGTAGTCGAATCTGCACAAATGCTTTCTACTGCTCATCGAGTTCTTGATGGCGCGCTTACTCGTCGGCCGTCAAAATCTGGCAAAACAATGGTTAAGTACTGGGATTTGTACGAAGGCCAAGATGACCTTGAAGCAGAATTGCTTTATTACAAAGCAGTGCATGTCGGCCACCCATGCACTCAATGGTCAATGGAATCAGACTCTAACTATCGGTGGCATTATGACCACTTCATCGGCCTATGTCAAGAATACACATACCGCTACGGAAAGCTACATGCTACAGCAGATAGACTAGCTTCAGCATTGTACTCTCCACCAAGAAATATTCCTAAAGGTCCCATGACTCCATTTGCACTTGCAATGAAATCTAATCCTGAATGTTTCTTTTACGGTGATCCTGTACGTTCTTATCGTGCTTTCTACAAAACAAAGCAAGATAGATTTTCAATGAAATGGACAAAACGTTCTGTACCGGAATGGTTTTATATGGAGAATGCTTATGGATAATCTAGATAGATTAGATTTTTTATATCGTGAAATTGAACATGCTAAAACACAGCTTCAACCGCACGATACTGGACACATAAATACAGCTATTAGTTGGATGGAACACCGTGTTCGTGAAGTAAGGGAAGAAATTAGAAATGCCACTGTACACTCTAAAAGATTTAAAAACACAGGCTGAGTGGAATATCACTTGTAAATACGCTGAACTGCAAGATATTCTTGATGCACAAGATAATGTCATAAGAGTTATTACACCTCCGAATTTTTCTACTTCTGGTGTTGTAACTCATGCAAATTCAAAAACAGATGATGGCTGGAAAGAACACCTTAAAAGAATTAAAAAGGGCTCAGGTAGAGGGAACACTATTAAAACATGAGGTTTATACATGAAAAAGTTGATCTTGGATATGATGACTTGGATGCAGATACACAGCCATCAGGTAGGACTTATGTTACTCCTGACGGTACTCGCTATCCTAGTATTACAACAGTCTTAAGTATTCTAAGCGAAGAAGCTATTGCAAAGTGGAGGAAACGAGTAGGGGAGGAAGAAGCAAACCGCGTTGGCCAACGTGCATCTGGCCGCGGCACCTTAGTTCATTCCATTATAGAAAGGTATTTACTTAATGAAGATACTACAGATTTCTTACCGCACATTAGACAATCTCTCGAAAACGTTCGTCCGATCCTTGATGAAAGACTTGGAAAAATATTTGGTCTTGAGGTTCCTCTTTATTCTGCTCATCTTGGACTCGCTGGTCGCGTTGATTGTGTGGCTGAGTTCGATGGTGTTCCATCTATTATAGATTTTAAGACATCAAAGCGTGTTAAGAAAAAAGAGAATATCTCTAATTATTTTGCACAGATGTCTGGCTATGCTGTGATGTGGGAAGAACGCACTGGCAAACCTATTACAAACACTGTTATCATTATGGATGTAGATGATAATGAGCCTCTTGTTTTTAAAGAACATAGAGATAACTACACTAAACTTCTTATTGATACAAAACGAGAATATGATAGGCGGAAATTATTTTTTTCTTAAGTGCATTTTTTAGTTTACAATCTTCTTTTTCTGTGGTATAATAGATCTATAATAAGAAAAGAGGAGAAATTTATTATGAACTATAAACAAGATAAAATCCGTAAAGCAGCAGCAGAAGTTTTTGCTACTGAAAACTACAATCTTCATCGTTCAGAGTTTGTAGAAAAAGCTGCACTAAGATATGCAATGGTATCTGATCAAAAGTATTTCAGTTATGCAGTTAAACACTGGGATAAAATACAACATGAATTGAACGTGTATTTTACAGAGGTGGCATAATGACAGTATATTTAGATATGGATGGCGTAATCGCCGATTTCTTCAGTGGCATCGAAAACAAATACGGTGTCGACCACTGGAAGTCAATTCAGGATCGTGAGATCAAGTTTAAAGAA